TGCACAAATCGAACTTTCTGGCTATGAAAATAGTAGTTTTTCTGGGATAACGAAAATTTTTCATTCACTTTTCTTTCTTGATAATTTAGAAATTTATCCTTTAACGAAAGAAGAATATAAAAAATGTTGTACTTTATTAATTGAAAAAATGCCAAAAAGTGAATGGACAGATGAAGATGAATGCTTCTTAAATTAATTAAAGAGGTAAATATATGTATGAAAATTTATCAGATAAGAGAGCATATTCCAATACGTTAGGCTGTCTAATGTTAGATACAACATTAATAGATGACATAGATAGACCATTAGACAGAACAGACTTCAATACAGAAGCTTTTTATGAATTAATATATGTTGCGATTTATAATCTATATATGAATGGTTGTCAAACTATTGATGAATTTTCTATTGATTCGTATTTAAAAGATTATAAAAAACAATATAGTATTTTTCAAGAAAATAATGGATTAGAATATGTAAATAGTGCAAAAGCCATTGCTGATTTAGGTAACTATGATTATTATTATCATAGACTGCGTAAATATTCTTTACTGCGCTATTATGAAAAAAATGGATTAAATACAAGTTTTATCTATGACCCAAGCATGGTCGATAAAGCTTTAGATGAAGAAAATATTAAATTTGATAATTATACTGAACAAGATATAGTTGATGAAATTGAAAACAAATTAATCATTGATGCAAAAACGATGTATTGTACTAATACATTAACAGATAATATTCAAGCAGGTGATGGAATGGATGAACTAATTAGCAGTTTATTACAAACTCCTGATTTTGGATATTCTTTCGCATCATTAGCATTAAATACTGTTAGTCGTGGTGCTAAAGCAGGACGCTTAATTTTGCGTTCTGCTTCAACTGGTGTAGGTAAAACAAGAAATTTTTTAATGGACGCTTTGAAATTTGCCTGTCCATATACATATGATTTAAAAAAAGGAGAGTTTATTTATACAGGTAATTCAGTTCCTACTCTATTTTTAGGAACAGAAGGTTCTTTGCAAGAGTTTCAGACTATTTGTTTAGCTTGTGTATCTGGTGTAAATGAATCTCATATTATAAAAGGTGAATATAAAAAAGGTGAATTGGAAAGAGTTAGACAAGCTTCAAAATATATTCAAGAATGTCCTTTATACCTTGTATATTGTGACGATTATAATATTACAGATATAGAAAACATTGCTAAAAAATATGTTCTACAATATAAAATAGAAATTTTTATTTTTGATTATTTGCAAACAAGTTTAAGATTGATGACAGAAATGCGGAATAAAACAGCAGTTAGAATGCAAGAGTATCAAATCCTAATTGTATTTGTAACAAGGTTAAAAGCTTTAGCAGAAAGATTACAGATTTGTATCTTAACTGGCACTCAGCTTTCCAATGAAGCAAAAGAAGCAAGGTATAAAGATTCTTCCGTGATTCAAGGGTCAAAAAGCATCCCTCAAAAATGCGATGTTTGTCTTATTATTTCCGAACCAAATCGAGCAGAACAAAGTAAACTTGAAACTTTAACAAGAAATATGGTAGGAATGCCTACTATTAATTTATTACAATGGATATATAAATGTCGTAGAGGAGAATATACAAGAGTAGTCATAGCTTCTCATATAGATTTAGGAACAATGAGAATTAAAGATTGTTTTGTTACTAATTTTGATTTGGATGAAGTTATCAACATGGATTTTACAGATATAAAAGCTGTAGATAAAATGATTAAGGAACATAGTGTAGATGCTAAAGTTGTCGAAGCACAATTATCAGACAATCCAGAAGAAAACAATATTTCTTCTAATAAGATTAAAGAAAATAAAATTAAAGAAGAAATTTCTTCTGAAGAAGAGAATGGAACTAAAAAAAGAAAATTTGATTGGTAAAGGAGCAATAAATTATGTACTTAAACTATAAAGCAATAATAAATTCCCTTACCGAAGAAGATATAATAAAAGTTTGTACAGCCCTTGGACATGGAGAATATACGAAAGGAAGTCATGATAGTTTATGTTTTAACACATGTTTATGTCATGGTGGCGATTCGCCTGATAAGTTAGTATATTATCCTCATGATGCCGATGGAAACGGTACTGGTAGATTTAGATGTTATACTTGTGGAGATACTTATGGTATTATTGAGTTAATAATACGTGCGCATAGACAACAGGGTAAAACATTAACTTGGTATAAAGCATTATATTTTTTAGCTAAAACTACTAACAAACTTATTGAATCAAATCCAGAAGATATAAAAACAAAAACCATTAATACAGATTTAACGTGGATGAATCGAATTAAAAATTTAAAAAATAAAAGAGTTTATGCTGTTCCAAATTTGAAAACAGTGAATGAAAATAATCTTGAACTTTTTTGGTATGACCCTGACCCTTTACAACCATGGTTGAATGATGGTATTAGTAAAGAAGCCTTATCAAGATATGAGATTGGTTGGTATGGTCTAACGAATCAAATTACCATTCCAGTAAGAGATAGGAATGAAAATTTAGTAGGAATTAGATGTAGAAATTTAAATCCAGAAGATGTAGCTGTAGCTAAGTATGATAACATGTATATTAATGGGCAAAAATTAAGATATTCAACTGGTTCAACTTTATATGGTATTTGGGTAACACAAGATAAAATAAAACAAAATAAAAAAGTAATGCTAGTTGAAGCTGAAAAATCTTGCTTGCTTGCTTATACATATTTTAAAGATAATTCTTATGTTGTAGCTACATGTGGTTCAGCTATTACATTAACACAACAAAAAATATTATTAAATGATTTAAAGGTTTCTAAAATCATATATGCTCCTGATAGAGATTATGAAGAAGCTGATTCTTATGAAGCTGAAATTTGGTTAAATAAACAAATTAAAAAATTAGCCCCTTTTGTTCCTTATTGCCAAGTATTTTTAGTTGCAGACAGTAAAAATAGAATTGGATATAAAGATAGTCCATTAGATTGTGGCAAAGATATATTTTTAGAGTTATATGAAGAAAAAATAGAAATAACAATGGAAGATGTAAAAAGAGTTAAAGAAGAAATATTAAAATAATAGGAGAAAAATAATGAATTATGCGTTTTTAAATATATTTTTTAACATACTTTTTGTTATTAGTGCTATACTTTTAATTATATGTGGATATTGGATTGGTAGTTATCAGGGATTTTTAAAAGGATATAATGAAGGATATGATACTGCAAAAAAATTAATTAAGAAAGGATAATATATATGAATGAAGCAATTTTAAAACCATATATAAGGGCAGTAGACCCAAAAAAAGATAAAGACTTACCAGTTTATTCTCATAGTGGAATTGAACAGTATTTGAATTGTCCTTATGCTTTTAATTTAAAATATAATGAAGATAAAAAGACGGATGATACAACATTAGCCTTAGAGTTAGGCTCATTGTTACATAAGATTTTAGAAATTAAAGGTCATTGGGTACATTTAGGTATTGACATTGACTATGATATGTTGTATAATACAATAGAAGTCGGTTACGAAGAGAAAGATGAAAAGACGCAAGAAAAATTAAGAGGGATTAAAGCTTTAAAACGTTCTTATTTTGACGATTGGTATACAAAAGATAATGCGTCAGGAATGACATATGAAGATAAAATAAAATTATTTAAAGCAACTGTTCTTAAAAATGAAATGGCAAACAGTAAATGGAGACCAGTTTATTTTGAACTTCCATTTGAATTTGTCTGGAATGACAGATGTATTATACATGGTTTTATAGACCGTGTTGATATAAAGGATGGTGAGTTTAGAGTTGTAGATTATAAAACAAGTAAAAAGATTTTTGATGACGCAAAGGTTAAAACCAGTCAACAGTTTGGTATTTATGCTTGCGCTATTTTAAATATGTTTGGGAAATTGCCTATAGAATATGAATATGATTTTATTCTTTTAAATCAAACACAGCAAGCTATGTCAAAAGGTTGGGAAAAGCGTTTTATTAAGAAAATTGAGAAAGCTTTAGATAGTATTGATAAAAGTAATGCTACTAAAGTATTTAATCCTAAACCCTGTCCTTTATGTTATTGGTGTAATTATTGTGCTACGAATCCTAATGCTAAAGAATATAAAAATGAATGTGATTATTATAGTTTGTGGACACCGACAGAAAAGAAGTTTTCTGTGAATAAAGAATTTAATATTTTAGAATATAAAAAACAAAAAGAAAACCCTAAAGAAAAGCGTAAAATTATTTTTTAAATTTAAGAAAGGAATAATTATGGAAAAGACAAAAAAGTATGAATTAAAACCTATGAATTATTCAATTAAAAGTACATGTGAAATTCTTGCGCATGATACATATTGTGGCTATGAATTTTGTATTATTAATCGTGGTACGCATCCTTGTGCATATATAAGGATTCCCAATGATAATAAATTATATCATTTTTATAGTGATGTATTAGAAAATGTGATGCTTTGTCATGGTGGTATTACATGGGAGTCAAATCGTGTAAATGGTTTGCCTAAAGAAAACAAAAATAATAAAAAATGGTTAGGATGGGATTATGCTCATTGTTGTGATTATTTTCCTTATGATTCTATTCCCAATGATGATACCTGTAAAAAATGGACAACAGAAGAAATTTTTGAAGAAATAAAAGAAGTTATTGATAGATTAGAAAAATATAAAGCTGAATTAAATTAATTTATAAGGAGTTAAGATGGGTAGAAAATATTTAGATGATATTGGGGAAGACTATTCATGGGTTTGGAAACCTGAAGGGTCTGAAAGAGATGAATTATTTGAAAAAGAACGTGAAATCTATGGTTTTGATAGCCGTGAAACTTGGTCTTTAGACCATGTTTTTTATATGTGGTTATATGAAAGATTAAAAATGTTTGTGGAAATTGGTGGACAAGTAGTAGACCTTAATTATAACAAATTTGATTTTAAGGGGAAAGAATATACACAACTTGAATTAATTAATATGA